ATCTGGTGTTCGAACCCTTCTCCGGCTCGGGCTCCACCATGGTTGCGGCCGAGCAGACCGGGCGGGTGTGCCGGGCCGTCGAGCTGGAACCGAAGTACGTGGCGGTGGCGCTTGAGCGGTTGAGCCTGATGGGGCTGGAGCCGAGACTTGACGAATCGACGCTATAAAAAAGGGGCGCCATGCTCAAGATCAGCGCAGCAGACATCGCGCCACTGATCCCGGAGACCAACGGCAACGTGGCCGCCATCGCCCGGCGTTTCGGCTGCGCCCGCGGCACGATCCAAGCGCGGATCGACAGGAGTCCGACTCTTACGGCCGCCCTCAATGACGCCCGCGAGTCCATGGTCGACATGACCGAGAGCGCTCTCTACAAGCGGATTCTTGACGGCGACACCACCGCCATCATCTTCTTCCTGAAGACCCGCGCGAAGGACCGCGGTTACGTGGAGCGCCAAGAAGTCACAGGCAAGGACGGAGGGGAAGTTGGGCTTGCGTTCAAACGCCTGTCCGCCGCCGACGAGGCCGATATCGACGCTGAGATCGCCCGCCTCGAGGGAAGCATGGCCGCTGGTCAAGAAGGCGCGCTATGCGCAGAGACTGACGAACTCCCTCCAGGCTTCGCCCGGCCTGAGTGACTGGTGCGTCGTTCGGCGCCTGATCAACGACCGCCCGTTCTCCTACGAGGGGCACGAGTACCTCAGGGGCATCTACAAGGACGAGTCGCCCTTTCTGGTGATCCGCAAGGCCGCCCAGATGGGGGCGAGCGAGTACGCCATCAGCCGGGCGCTTCACTTCGCCATCACCAACGGCGGACGGACCATCTACTTCTTCCCGACCGACAACGACGTGGGGGAGTTCTCGCGGGACCGCTTCTCTCCGGCCGTGGCCGCCTCGCCGTATCTGCAGGCGCTGGTCCGAGATACGGACACCGCCGGACTCAAGCAGATCGGCAAGGGCTCCATCTACTTCCGGGGCACCCGCTCGCGTACCCGCATGAAGTCGGTCCCCGGCGACTTCCTGGTGTTCGACGAGCTGGACGAGATGGCGCCGGCCAACGTGGAGCTGGCTCGCAAGCGCGTGGGACATTCCGAGTGGGGCTGGGAACTGAACGTGAGCACGCCGAGCTTCCCGGCCTACGGCATCGACGCGGCCTTCTCCGGGACTGATCAAAGACACTGGCTACTTAGATGCCCGAGCTGCGGGGCTTGGCACTGCCTGGAGGATGAGTTCCTCGAGCATCACGGCAACGTCGACGACCCTCGGACCGAGATCTGCTTCGTCAAGGGCGAGGCGGGAGCGGAGACCCTGGTGTGCATCCGCTGCGGCCGGGCCATGGATCCGGAGAGCGGCCAGTGGGTCGCGAAGCGGCCGGGTGAGCCTCGGCGCGGTTATCAGCTGAGCAAGTTCGTCTCGATGGTCCTCTCCCAGCAGGAGCGTGTCCTGGGGGCTGAGACCAAACCGGCGGCTCTACTAGCGCTCTGGCGCTCGACGCAGTTCCCGGGCGAGTTCTACAACTCCGAGCTGGGGCTGCCCTACCTGGCGGCCGAAGGCGGACTCACCGAGCAGGATCTTCTCCAACTGGTGGGGCCCTACGGAATGACCACTCGGGGCAAGAGCTGTGTCATGGGCGTGGACCAGGGCAACGGCCTTCACGTGGTAATCAAGGAGCCCCACGAGTCAGGTCTGGTCTTCACCGTGCGCGTGCACAACGAGCCTCGAACGGACCCGACCTTCACTCACCTCGATCACTTCATGGCCGCCTTCGACATACGCGCGGTCGTGATCGATGGCCTACCCAACACTCATGCCGCCCGGGCATTCGCGGGTCGCTGGCCCGGCCGGGTGTGGCTGTCCTACTACGGGAACGCCAAGGCTCGAGTGAACTGGGGCCGGGACGCCGAGGGCACGCCGATAGTGAATGTGAACCGGACCGAAGCCCTGGACAGCTGGCGCGACGCCCACAAGCTTGGCCGGCGCCGCATTCCCCGGCTGGAGGACGAGGCGACCGAGTTCGTAAGGCAGATGACCAACATCCTGCGCTCTACTGAGGAGGACCCCGTGACCGGACAGAAGACGGCAAGATGGGTGAAGCGGGGACCAGACCACTACGCCCATGCCGACTCCTATGCTGAGGTGGCTTTGGGCCGGCTCGCTTCCGGCGTGGTCACGGCGACGGTGCTGGGATAGCCGATGGCTGAACCGGTCAAAGTCACCGCCGAGATCCTGAAGGCTCCCCAAGCGGGCGAAGGCCGCTCCAAGCAGCTCGACCTGGGGCAGTGGGCCTATGACGAACACAAGTGCGCGCCCCCGATCGTCGACCCGGTGGTGCTGGCCCAGCTCTACAGCCGGAACGTGGCCCACAAGGCCTGCGTGGATGCGAAGACTGCGAACTGCGTGGGCCTGGGCTGGGAATTCAAGCCCAAGCCGGGAGCCGACCCGGACAAGGTGGATGACTACGCGGGGCTCCTCGAGGATTTCCTCAACCTCTGTGCCCGCCGCGACCAGAAGACCTTCACCGAGCTTCTGACCGCCGCCCGCAAAGACGAGGAGGCGGTAGGCTGGGCGGCTATTGAGATCACGCGCAGCGGACGCGGCCAGGTGGACGGCCTCTTCCATGTACACGCCTACACGCTTCGCCGCCGCAAGGACCGCGACGGCTGGGTCCAGAAGGTGAATGGCCAGTACCGGTACTTCCGGGACTACGGACGGGCGGCCAAAGACACCGCCGATCCGGAAGCCTTCAAGGACGCGAACGAGATCCTGGTCCTGGGCGAAGACTCACCCGACTCCCCCTTCTATCCCCTGCCCGACCACGTGCCCGCCCTGGGTGATCTCCTTGGCGACGAGTCGGCCCAGCTCTACCAGGTGCAGTTCTTCAAGAACAACGCCGTGCCCCGCATCGCCATCTGCGTGGAGGGCGGGCAGCTGGACGAAGAGACCAAGTCCTACGTCCTTACCTATCTACGCGAAGGTATCCGAGGCGAGGCCCACCAGGCCCTGCTCCTGCAGACCCAGCCGGGGGCAGGCGACGTGCGCATCAAGATCGAGAAGCTCACCGTGGGCAACCGTGAGGAAGCCGACTTCATGGCCTACCGTAAGTGGTGCCGGGACACGGTCATCATGGCCCACCGCGTCTCTCCTTCGAAGGTCACCATCGTCGAGGATGCCAACCGCTCGAACTCGATCGACCAGGACAAGACCTTCAAAGAGCAGGTGATCAAGCCGGACCAGGAGCGCTACGAGGCCCGGATCCAGTGGCTTCTGGAAGACGAGTTCGGAGCCGATCTGCCGGTCGATTTTCACTTCAAGGAGATGGACCTCGAAGACGAGGAGCGCATCGCCCGCACCCGGGCGGTCTACATGCCGGCGATGACCAACGACGAGGTACGGGATCTCTACGGGATGGGGCCTGCCGGCGTTGATCCGGAGTCAGGCAAGGTCGTCGATGCGGCCATGGAGGAGTGGGGCCGAGCGCCGTTCGAGCAGCAGACGCCGCCAGCGACAGCCGCGCCAAACGTCGCAGAGATGGCAACCCCGGCCCTCAAACGCCTGGCTCCCCAGCACCGGGAGTTTGCCCACCAGGTAGCCCGTCTCGGGTACCTCATCGAGCGGATTGAAGAGACACTCACGCCCGGAGATGACCCCTACGCCGACCCGGCGCTCTCGGCTCGGACCTAACGTGCCGATGGCCAAGATCCGTCGTCGAACGGTGTCGTGTACCCCACGCGTTCCAGTCCGCAAAGCTGAGGAGATAGCAGCCGAGAGCTGGCTCAGGTCCGGACTTCCCAAGGGACACGGGTTACCTGCCGCCAGAGTGATGGCGGCCCAAATCGCACGTTCGGAGGAACGGCTTTTGGCCGTGCTGAGGGCCCAGCAGGAGCGGTACGCCCGCTACGTAGAAGAGCATCCACCAGTGCTCGCGCCCATTCACAAGGACGCTTCGCGGAATCTGCCGCCCGAGGCTCTGGGCACCTACCACGACTGGCTCGAGAGCGTGGCTTTGCGTAGGGAGTGGTGGGGCGAGGAGAACCTCCGGTTTGAAGTCGATCCGGCAGAGCTATCCGAGGTGCTCGCGGAGGCATTGAGGGAAGCGGTTGGCACTGGGGGCGAATCGGCCCGCCGAGCATTGGGGGCGCTTGAGCCTGGATTCTCGTCTCTCGGCCAGAAAGAGGCACGGGCTCTTCTTCGGGAGATCGGCGCATACGCCTCGAGCAAGAGCGCCGAGGCGAACGCCATCTACCAGGCCGTAGTCGATCGGGCCGCCGGCGGGGCCGTACGCGCCGCCGTCTTGCGCGACGGTGCCGGTCGACTGGTGGGGGCGGTGTCATATCGGACTGCGGGCGACATGCTCGAGGTCGGGCACCTGGGCGCGCTTGACGGGGCCGTCCCCGGCACGGGCGTTCAGTTGCTGCGCGAGCTGGCGGCGGTGGCCGAGGGCGAGGGGAAGAGCCTGGTTCTCTCGGTGACGGCCGGATCCGAGTCGTTCTTCGCCTCTATCGGATTCACCCGAGAGGCGGGCGGCACCCTTCGTCTGGACCCACGTGGAGCCAAGGCCCTCGTGGACGCAACCCCAGGGCTGCCCGGCTGGGTGCGCGTGGGGTGGCTCGAAGGACCGGATCGCGCAAGAGTGCGGGCGCTCGCCCAGGAGGCAGCGACCAAGGGCGAAGGACTTGTCATCAGGGCGGCACCGGGCACGGAGGCCCTCTACGAACGTCTGGGCATGACAAGAGGGGCCGCCAGCACCTAT